CAGGAAAAACAACCACCCGTTCAAATTCCACCAGATGTCGTGTTGAATCCTGTCCAAGTGAATGGATTTTACAAAGTTTTGAATTACAACACTCTTCGTTTCTATGTCACAGTTCCATTTCCAATGTTGAATGCGACACAGCAGATGCCTATTGTGAATGGCTGGAAAGTGATCGGAATGACTGGTGTCGCCGGTCTTGTTATTTTGACCCAAGTGAATCCAAATGAGGGCTCTGTCCAAATAGGAGATGATGAAACCCCAGTTTCAGAATCATATCTCTGGTCATTCGATTGTCAAACGGATACCGAACAAAACATCCAAGGCGTTCAAGGAGTCATCGGAGTCACTTTGTACCCACCCGATGCGAGTTCTCTGACAACAAATTCAATCACGGGCGTTCTGAATGGGTTTTATTATGTTGCTCGGAATGATTTAACATTGTACATTTTGAGTTCAAATATCCCGATTGGTTTTGGAAATGGGTGGATAGTCACGGGGCTGACTGGCCTCAGAAGCAGTAATGTGACTGTGACAAATTTTGTTCCGACTCCTGGGCAGATTGTTGATTTGAATTACAATTCATACGCATCTCTACGAGGTGATCAACTGGAGGATAACACGGGTGCCCCTGTCAATGTCAAAGTGACAGTTCAGCAACCTGCATCAGACGCAAAGATTATCGGAGCAAACGTAGTTGCTCAGACAGATTACACTCAATCTGTAGTTATGAAATTGAATTCTAAAATTGAAACAACTGGTGGTCCTCCATTACGTGATTTGAATGAAAACATCAAGAGTAAACCTCCATTCCAAGAGGAATACAAGGATCTGCCCAAAGTTGGATATAACGCCGCAACTTCGTATGCATTGTATGCTGTTGGACCTCAAGAAAAGTATGTCCAAGGCAAAGATGACCACGTATGGAACACAAATTATCCTCAACACAGCAACTTTGTGTGTTATCAGCGGTATGTCCCGATCCAAGGGACTCAATTTTTAGGACAGACAATCATGGTTCAACTCAAACCCAAAGAGTTGGGTGATTTACTTTCAAACATGTACTTTATATGTCAACTGCCTCCACTGACGAGTTCTTCAAACATTTACACGAATCAAGTCGGGAGGTCTTTGATTGCACAGTGCGACTTTATGATCAATGATACAATTGTGGAAACAGTCTATGACGATTGGTTTTTCATCAAGGATCAGGTGTTTTTGGATGCGGATGAGCAACTTGGGATGCAGTATGCAGTGAATGGTGGTTCGGCAAACTCTCTGAATCCGACGTCCGGAAACACCACCATCTGCATCCCTCTTGAATTCTTCTTCTGTCGTCGCCATTCGTACAATACGCAGGGCCGGGAACGTCTTCGTCGACCGTATTTTCCAATGTGTGCTCTTTGGCAACAATACATTTACATTCGAATTCAGTTTCAGCCGTGGGTATGGATTTCAAACGATTTAGCTGTCCCAAGCAAAGAAATTATACAACCGGCGTTGATTATGGAGGAGATTAAACTGACAGATGCTGAGCGTCTGTATTACAAGTCCAAAGATTTGCGGTATGTCGTGAATAAATTGAAGAAGGAATCGGTTTTATCATTCAATAATTTTACACCGCAGCTTCAATTGACGGCAAGTTTTCCAGTTCAGATGCTCATTTGGTTTTTCAGAAACAAAAAGTATGAAACGGTGACTTCTCAGCTGTACAATGACTCGCGGTACGAATATGGATTTACGACAAAGTATGTTAAAACGGCTGTTCCTCTGAATTTCGTTTCGCAGACGACATATTTTGTGGACCCTGTCCAGTCTGTTCAGATTTTATTAAACAATATCAATATTACGAGCACTTTTGACGGGTCTCTCTATTACGCATTCAAGCAGCCTATGGAGCATAATTTGTCCATTCCTGCAAAGAACATTTACATGTACTCGTTTGGGTTGAATCCAAAAGAGTACAACGCCGGCGGCTATATTAATTTTTCAAAGTTGAATTCACAGACAACTACAATTCAAATTGTCTTTCAGCAAAAGTACGCCCAACAAGTTCTCCAGGGGTACAACTTATACTTGTTCTATTACGGCTACACGATTCTCGAGTTTTCCGGTGGGTTTGCCCGTCTGCCTTTCATGTCCTGAAACGTTTTTGAGCAAATGTCTGTTATTCTCCAAGTAATCAATCACCCCATTTACAATTGCAAACTTGATAAAATTCAGTTGTGCTACAGTCGTGGTGACTCCTTGAAACTCTATTCTTTCTGTACGACAAAATGGATCGAACAGCTTTTTTGAATATCCGTCGAGTGAAGATTTGTACGCAACATGTACTGTAAACATCTTGCCATTCGGTGCTGTATATGTCACGTGACGTGACTTGGAGTAATTCGTGACAAACCACTCCAAATTACGCAAGGAGATGCCCTTGCGGTGAGAGAGAATATCGTGTAGTTGTTCTGAATTCTTTGTTTCATTGAAAAATCGGGTGAGACTCTCAAGCAGAAGTGTAGATTTATTCATCGTATCTGTATTATTTGGATATTTATATGTTTAAGCGACTTGGCGCACTTGTTGAATTCCAAACAAAATTGGTGTTTGAAGTTTCTACTCCGACGACATTCAGTAACGGAGCTTGATTTTGGTGGAAACCGCAGTACCCGTTCGACTGCGGATTCTTTGTACAACACCTGCCGCACTTCAACACTCCCTTGCAGAATTTGTCTTGACACTGGGATGTGTCGCGGATAAGCTGCTCTACAGGGATGTCATATAATTTCGAAATAATCTCAAGACGAGCTGTCCAGCCAAATGCAACTCGTCTTTGGACCTCTTCTTCTATAAGTTTTGCAATTTGATCCATTTAACTTATTATACTATGTATTACAGTCTCTAACTAAAATAGTCTGTCAGTGTCCTTTGTTTCGACGGAAACAACACCTTTTCGACATTTTTACCTATAAGTGGTTCCAACAAATCGCACACGGGATTCTTCAACTGGTGCATGAAGTAGTAATCGTAATCGATTGGAATGTTGTTTTCTTTGACATATCCTGGGTCTTCAGCCTTTTCAAACATTCTCGCCTTTTTGGGTGCTTGGATAATCACAAAAGGAACACGATCCCCCTGTTGAGGCTCAGACCCTGGCGCGCGTTTCCGAATCTTGTCTCGAACTTCAACGTGTGGCATTCTTGCTTTGTAGTTGGATGCCAATTGTTTGCTGAGGAGCAACTTTTCCATCGGGACATCACCCGATTTCAGCTGTTTACACGCCTCTTTGACAAAGTCAACGGGTGGTCTGGGATCATCACTCTCTAGAATCATTTCTAGCAGCTTTTTGAGTGTTTCTCGTACGTACGCACAGCTGTCCCGTCGAACAACTTGAAGTCCTTTGACGTCAATCTTTTTAAAGGCAATGTCGCCCTTTTTGTTCTTCTCATACATCTTTGCTGCATATCTCTTTTTACTGTACAAAAAGTACGGGCAGTACACCTTTTCGAGTTCCAAGTCGTTTGGCGCTTTGAACAACTTTGTACACTGCTCTGCAGCCTGTTCTCCAAGTTGCCACGAGTAGTCAATCGCCTCCTGTCCTTTACGCCCCTGGACATCAAACTCAACCATGACTGAATCCGTGTCTCCGTATCTCACCTGTGCTCCTGGAAAGTGCTCTTCGACATAGTTTTTCGTTTCTTCGATCATTTGGCGTCCACGACACGTCACAGTTGATGCAATCGCAACACAGGGCAACATTCCTTTGGACGCCCCTGTGAAACCATAGATGCTATTCATGCTGATTTTGTATGCAAGCTGCTGACCGTTATATACAGACTCCATAGGTGTGCCTTCGTGTTGAGCCATCAATTTCTTCGCCTTTTTGCGGTACGCCTTCAAATCTGTCAAAATGACTGGCAAAAGGGAAGGTGCATTCTGTGCAAATGTGTACACTTTGTCTCCAACTTGGAATCTTTCATATTCGACTCCTTCCAAATTGTCAAACTGAGGATCTAGTACCAGTGTCGAATAGCACAAGTTGTGTGCACACATAATGCTCGGATACAGAGAGGCGAAATCGAGCGCAGTAATTGGCGAGTAATATGCTCCAGTCTGAGCCTCCAGTACAGTTGCACCTTGATAATCCGACTCGATTTGTACAGGGGGTGCTTTATGCACAGGAATGATGAATTCAAGCTGTCGGGCTTTGTAGGCCATTTGTGAAAACACTTTAATCTGTTGTCCACGCTCGCTCAGAAAGGACAATGGCACCCAGCACGCCTTTGCCATTTCAATCAAGTTTTGGAGTTGGCACAGCTTTTCCATCAACATATGTGGCAAGACTGTATCCTGGACGCAATAATCTGCAACTTTATCAAGTCCTTCGCCAGTCTGGAATCTCCTGAAGATTTCACTTACAGGCATGTCGTGCTTTTGGTCCTTGAGAAAGTGTTTCGAGACGTTGTTTAGAGAGTAGCTTTCAAGTTTGTGTTCACGTTTGACATCTTGAAACAGGTCAAAGACATAGCGGCCACGCATAGGCACCATTTTCAAGAGGTTATCTCCGAGAGCGTTTGAACTCAAATTCTTCTCGACGAGTTCAATTTCAGAATCTTTGTACCTGCCCCATACGCAGTTTAGCCCATGAAACACGCATCTCTGCTGCAAAAACTCCAAATCAAAACCGAAAATATTCCAGCCGGTCACGATATCTGGATCGCATTTGCACATGTACTTTTCGAACGCCTCGAGCAGCTCTTTTTCAGTCTCAAATGAATCATATCCTGGTGTACTTTTGAAGCAGAGACAT